TTAATAATATGCAGTATAATAAAAGGGCAGAATAAGCCCTTTTGTGGTGATTGGGTTTTGTTCATTTTGAGCTGATATTGGTAGTATCCGCTCTGCTCGCCTCTGAGTGTTGGTAGCACTTGGGGGCGAGATTTTTTTCTCCCTATCAGTATTTGCGGTACTGGCGGGCTTTGATTTGTGTTTCTTTGAGGTCATTCTGTCACCTCTGTGATTAAATTTTAGTTAGTTATTGCTTTTTGTTACGAGGTCTGTAAACATATCCCCGATTTTTCTTTTCTATAACCTCATTAAGGGCGTAGGCGAACTGTCTTTGGTATTTATTTAGTTTAGGGTCATTTAAAAGCTTTACATAAAATTCTTCCGCTTTGCTCATATCCTCTTTAACTAAAATATCACCAATTCTCGTATAATCAGCGGCATTTGAATGATCGTCAATAGCAATGCACTTCTGCAAACAGAAAATTGCTTTCTGATATTTATATTCCTTTTCGTAGAGCGTTGCTAAATCGGAGTAGACAGACCACCTTTTTATACAGTGACAATTTAAATCTATATCCGAGTATTCAGACAAATATTTTTCAAAATAAGAAATAGCATCTTGTCTGAACTTTGCACCTTGCCACAAGTAAGCGTAAGCAACGCCAAGAATATCAAAAGGCTCAGTAGAGCTTTTATATTTATCAATGACCATAGCGGCTAGTTCGTGCCGTTCCTTACCAATAATAGCGTAGTTGTCGGCAATTATTTGGAGTGCATTTTCGTAAGTTTTCATTTAAAGCTTCCTCACAAGCTGCTCATAAAGCAAACAGCCTTGCCGAGAATGCGTATAGTGTCAAGTTCCTCGTTGATATACACAAGCGGCTCATACGCAGGATTTTCAGGATTGAGGATAAGCTTATGCTTTTCAGGATAATAATAGACCCTTTTCAGCGTTGCCTCATTATCAATTATCACAGCAGCAACCTCACCATTTTCGACCATTGGCATTTGCTTGATAAAAACGATATCGCCGTCAAATATTCTTGCGTTTATCATACTGTCGCCCTTAGCTTTAAGGCAGAAGTCAGCGTGGATATCAGTATCAGCCATTATGTAGCTCTCGTGATCCTCGTCTGCAAAAATAGGTTTGCCGCAAGCTATCTCGCCGACCATAGGAAACTTTTTAAGTGCAAGTGGTCTGATATTGTCAAAGTCATTGAAAATGCTATCAGACGTATCCTCAACAGTTTCTTCACCTGTGATAAGTGAAACAGGATTGAGTTTAAGCACCTTTGCAAGTTCGGCTATCTTATCCCTTTTCATATTTGATATAAAGCCGTCTTCCCACTTCTTTACTGTACTCTTGCTAACGCCAACAGCATTGCCCACATCTTCAAGAGTAAGTTCGAGTTCTGTTCTTCTTTTATTTATAAGTTTTCCTATGTCCATAATTTTTGACCTCCTGATTTGGATTGATTATATTATAACATATAAGTTTCTAAAATGCAACTACTTTTTCAAAAAAAGTGAAAAAAGTTTCCTAAAGGGGTTGACAATGCTATTTTGATATGATATACTGAAAGTGTCCTAAAGGAAACTAAGACAGGAAAGGACGGTGAAAGCAATGAATATTAATGACCTTAATGCGGAGATAGCAAGGTGTGGTCTGACCATTCCAAAACTCGCTGAGCTAATAGGCTTGGACAAGAAAACGCTGTATTCTCGTATGAAAGGGGAAACTGCGTTCAAGCAGCCTGAGATCGCAAATATCTCCAAAGTGCTGAAACTTACGCAAGAAAAGATACTTGATATTTTTTTTGCAGACGCAGTTTCTTAAAGGAAACGAACAATTGAAAAGGGGGTGAGAATACGGAAACGTTATGTATCATTGTTACGAGTGTGCTCACGAATATCTTGTTTGACCTTTATGTAACGTTTAAGAAGAGAAGAAAAGCACGTCTCGTTAACAAACATACAGGCAAGAGAAGCTAACATAAATGGTCTGAAATCTTTTACGAATATGTAAACAAGCATAATCGAAGTCATTATAAACATGTCAGCGGCTGAGCCTAAAATAACAATATCAGACATTGAGAGACCGCTTTTTCTTTTTAAGATTTTACTAAGTTTTATGTTTGAGATTGCATTCTTGATAACATCATATATGAACGCAGAAATAAGAGAAATGAATATTGCATTTAACATATGGAAAATCCTTTCGTGTGATTTTCTATATTATACCACACAAAGTTAGATTTTTCAAGGAGGTACAAAAATGAAACACTACAAAATTAAGCTGACAGACAAGTTCAGCGGCGTAAGGCTGGTAACAGTCACGGCAAAGACGGCAGGCGAGGCTATGGACCTTGTTGACCGCTCAGAGGGCGAGAACATCGCCGTTATCGAGGAGCTTGTCTAGCATAGTACAACCCCGATATCCAATAGAATTGAGTAGGAGGTGATAAAAATGCCGAAATATCCGCCTTTAAAGGTCATAAGGCACGTTTCGTTCGATGGTGGCAAAAGCTATAAGCTTTGGGACGATTGCACGGAGCAGGAGCGGCAGGCGGCTGCGGACAGTATAGGTCGCAAGCTTGCAGGAGCGCTGCAGGATATGGTCGGGCGTGACCCGTCGCTCTGGGATAAGCTTTGTGAAACGGCAAGAACTGAGCACCCTGAGTGGATAGCTTAAAACACAGGACGTTAAAATGAAAGGACGTGAGAAAATGAACAACCTGATAGCAACGTTGGAGATCATCAGATATGCATCTGCCATAGCGTTATGTATGGCACTGGTTGCACTGGTGATCTATGGGCTGTATCGAAACATAAAAGAAACCGCCGAAGACACAGTTCGTGAGGAACTGGAGCAGGCGGTGAGAGAAGCAGGCAGACCCGTGGTCAAGGTCGAAGTTGAAATGAAAGGAAAGTGGTAATGAACATTGTAGGAATACTGCTGATAACAATAGCTGTGATTGCAGGCATAGATGTAGTGATGTACATAGCACTTGGTGCCATTGAAAAGCACTGGGAGAAAAAGTTTAAGGAGGATAAAGATGACGAAAGATGAGATAATTACTGTGGCTAAATGCTGTATAGTAGACAACTGTGTATCATGCCCGCTTGCAGGACATGGTAATTGCATCACTGATTTCATGAATCATATTCTCGAATACATGAAAACCGAGCCTGCACCTGCGGCAACAGACACAAGCTCGGAGATATTGAAAAATATCAATTCAACACACCTTGATGATAGCACAAAAGAACAGATTTGTCAAGCATACAAAACTGCTGATGAAGCTTGTGAAGATATAATTGATATCTATGAAGTAATGTCTGAGCGAGAACATAGAGCCTTTGACATTGGCGAGGCGTATGGAAAGATATGCAGCACAAGGGATAAGCTTGAAAAGTTGAGAGGTGGTGACGGCAATGAACATTAACGCAAAGAAAGCTCAGGACAAGCTGTCGCAGGAGCTGTCTGCCGCTAAGCTTGGCAAGTATGCGCAGGCGGTTGCAAAGCCTACTCTTGAGGCTCTCAAAACTTTCTGTGAGCAGAACGAGGAGTTCGCTCAGGCGGTCCTGCAGACGGACAGAACTTTCGCTGAGTGTGCGGAAAACGCTGTTAAGGGTGTAAGGGAAAGTATTTCGGATATCGAGGTCTACCGCAGAGCTGTAAGCTTTTACTTCAAGGGTGCGGACGTTCATTTCAATATGACTATCGACCTGGGTGACGGCTCGGACAGCGATGAAACGGCAAAACCGCCTGTCAGCTTGTCACTTGACAGCTTGCTTGACTTCTGAGGCAGCAGTATGAAAAAGACAAGAAAAGAGGCTCTTATATACTGCTTTCCTGCGGTGGATAAAGAACTTATGGATAAGATGAAAGGCAGAGGTGCTAAGAATTATGTGGTGTTCCTCACAAGGGGTGCTGAGCTTTTCGCACGTTGCTTTCACCGATACTCAACGGGTGACCTTGTGGAAAGACAGCGGTATGTGTTCGCCCGTGACGGCTCGGTGAGATACGGCAGTGATAACGGCATTAACTGGTCGGTGCGTAATGACTTCCGTGAGCCTGTCTTTTGCAAGTGCTGTATGGGATATAACTATGATAATTCCTATTCGGTGCTGAACGTCAAAGCCATAGACAAATCGGATATGCGTTATAGTCAACATCAGCATTATCACGGCAATATGCTTATATGCTATCTTCACGCATATTGCAAGCACCCTAATCTTGAGTATCTTATGAAACAAGGCTATGACGTAACAAGCGTGAGATACACAGGTTGGTGGGGATATCAGGAAAAGTTCCTGCTCTCTCAGCGTGTGAACTGGAAAAGTAATGACCTGCTGAAAATGCTCGGACTAAACAAGACGGAGTTCAAGACACTCAAAGGCAGCGAACAGCTGTGGGAGCAGTATCTTGACTATCGTGAGGAATATCCAAAACTCAGACCAGAAGATTTACTGAATATAGCAAAGGTCTTTAAGAACGAACACGGCACTCTTGAACGTCTTGTGAGGATAACAGGTCTTACACCGCAAAGGGTGGCACGATACATACACGAGCAGGAAATGACACCTCTTGATTACAGCGACTATCTGGAGCAGTGCGAAACGCTGGAGTATAACATTCACGATACAATGATAGCATTGCCACACGATTTCTGGACAATGCACAACAGACTCACTCAGATCATCAACTATGAGCATGACGAGCTTGTTTTGCAGAACTTCACAAAAAGGCTTGCAGAGCGTGTCTGCCTTGAATTTTAGGCAGACGGCTTGCTTATCAGACAGCCACACAGTTTGAAAGAGATAGAGGACGAGGGCAGGATACTTTCCCATTGTGTGGGCGGATATGCAGAACGCCATGCTATGGGGAAACTCAGCATAATGTTTCTGAGAAAAGTTTCTGAGCCTAACAAGCCTTACTATACTGTTGAGGTGAACCAATACGGCGGTATCGTGCAGTGCAGAGGGTATAGGAACAACGTGGTACAAAACGGCGGCGAGGACAAACCGCAGGAGATAAAGGACTTTGAACAGAAGTATCAGCGGTATCTTGACAGGGTGTTCGCTGAGAAACGAAAGGAGCGTAAAACAGCATGAACGAACTATCGGCAGAATATATCAAGGCGGCTGAGCTTGACCGCAGGATAAAGACCTCAGCTCAGCTTGCACAGCAGAGCCTTTACGATATGTGTATGGGCTTTAAGGAAATGAGGGACAGCAGGCTTTACAAGGAGCTTGGGTACTCCGATTTTGGAGATTACTGTGAAAAGGAAACAGGTTTTTCAAGAATGAATGTGTACAATTACATTAGAGTGGCTGAAAAATTACCGCAGGATTTTGTAAACTCGAGTTTACAGATCGGAGTTAAAAAGCTGACACTTCTTGCTAAGCTTTCCGATGAAGAACGAACAGAGCTTGCCGAAAATATCGACCTTGAAAGCACTACTGTCAAGGAGCTCAAAGCAAAAATAGATATTTTGCAGAACGAGCGTGACAGAGCCATGGAGTCAAATGCAGAGGCAAGCCATCAGGTCTTTATGGCGGATAAAAAGGTGCTTGAAATGAAAAATAAGGTAACACAGCTTGAAGCCGAGATAAAGGAGCTTGAGAGCCGTCCTATCGAGGTGGCTGTGGAAACGGACAGCAAAGAGGTGGCAAACCTTAAAGACGCTATGCGGCGTGTTGACCTTGACTGGTCGGAAAAATATTCAAAGCTTGAAGAAGACAGCCTGAAAGACCGCAGAGAGCTTTTGCAGAAAGCTGAGCAGGCTGAAAAGGATAAGCAGGACAAGCTTTCACAGCTTCGTGCAGAGCTTGACAGAACTAAGGCGGAGTATGAGAAAAAGCTTTCGGGGAAGGTGGATGCCGCCCCCGTGCAGGACGATAAAGCCATATTCAAGGCTTATCTTTCCACCGCTGTTGACAGCGTAACAAGGCTCGTGGGCTTTGTGAACGAGCATAATGACAGCGACAATTATGGACTTTTCACACAGAAAGCAAGACAGCTTGCGGATATAATCAATTCAAAACTGGAGGTATAAAAATGAAACTTTATGAGCTTACAAACGATTTTCAGAGGCTTTTTGACAGCCTTGAGGATATGACGGAAAATGCCGAGCTTACGGCAGAGGAAAAGGCTGAGGCTGAAAAGGTGTGGTTTGATACCCTTGAATGCGTTGAGGCTGAGTTTACAGACAAGGCAGAAAACGTTGCAGCTTATGTCAAGGTGCTGAGCAGCGAGGCGAAAATGCTTGAAGCAGAGGAGAAAGCCCTCAAAGCAAGACGTGAGCAGAAGGTCAAGCAGGCAGAGAGCCTTAAAGCTTATCTTATGAACAGTATGCAGAGGGTCAGCCTTAACAAAATAGAGGGCGTTATGGCTAAGATAAGCATAACAAAGGGCAGGGAAAGCACCGAGATAACAGACCCGAAAGCCTTTGTGGAGTGGGCAAAGGTCAATGATGACAGCCTGCTGAAATACAAAGATCCTGACATAAGCAAGACGGCTGTCAAGGCGGCTATCGAGGCAGGCAGAGAGATACCATATGCGGCAGTTGTCCGCAGACCGGGACTGACCATAAGATAAGGAGGAAAAGAGAATGGGACTTGCGATACTTGTATTAGGCTTTTCGGGAAGCGGCAAATCTGCTTCCCTGAGAAATTTCAAAGAGGACGAGCTTGCACTTGTGAACGTGAATGGAAAACAGCTTCCGTTCCGCACACAGTTTAAGTCAACGATACATACCGACAATTACGGTGAGATAGAACGCTTTATGAAAGCTCAGACGGCAAAGTCCATAGCCGTTGACGATAGTCAGTATCTTATGGTGAACGAGTTTATGCGCCGTGCAAAGGAAACGGGCTATCAGAAGTTCACCGACATTGCAAAGAATTTTTGGGAGCTTGTGAGAAGCGTTGAAATGCTTCCCGAAGATGTTATCGTGTATTTTCTCAATCACCTTGATACAGGCGAGGACGGCAGGCAGAAAGCTAAAACTATCGGCAAGCTGCTTGATGAGAAGATAACTGTCGAGGGTATGTTCACAACTGTGCTTAAAACTGTTGTGGTTGACGGCAAGTATCTTTTCGCAACTCAGACGGACGGCACTGACACCTGCAAAAGTCCTATCGGGCTGTTCGACAGTATGTACATAAGCAACGATCTGAAACTTGTTGATGAAGCACTGAGGACATACTATCACCTTGCGGACGAACATATCTGCTCAGAGTGCGGAAAGACGATAATGTCAGACGGCAAGCGTACTGTTCAGCAGATAATAGACGGCTCGATGAAGAATTACGGCAAACAGCTTTGCATGAAATGCGTTCTGAAAAGGGTAAAGGCGGCGAAGTCCAATGAAGCTGAGAGCGTATCAGAATGAGCTGGTGGAGCAGGTAAGGCAGGCTTGGCGTGCAGGGTATAAAGCACCCTGCATAGTCCTGCCCTGCGGTGGAGGAAAGTCATGCATTGTGGCTGAAATGGCTAGGAGAACTACCTTTAACGGCAAGAGAGTGCTTTTTCTTGTCCACAGACGTGAGCTTGTGGAGCAGATAAAAAAGACGTTTATCCGCTGGGGCGTTGATATGAGGCTCTGCGAAGTTGGTATGGTGCAGACTATTACAAGACGGCTTAAAAAGCTTGCCAGACCTGCACTTATCATAACTGACGAAAATCATCACAGCCTTGCTCAGTCCTACAAACGCATATACGAATACTTTTCAGACGTGCCGAGAGTGGGCGTTACAGCGACTCCTGTTCGCCTTAATGGTGACGGGCTTGGTGACGTGAACGACAAGCTTATCGTTGGCGTGTCCGCAAAATGGCTTATTGATAACAACTGTCTTGCACCTTATGACTACTATGCTCCTGACGTTGCCGACCTTACAGGACTTCACGTTTCTCACGGGGAATATATGGCGGCTGAGATAGAAAAAGCTATGGTGAAAAATACTGTTTTTGGCGACGTCATAAAGTATTACAAACAGCTTGCTTTGGGCAAAAAAGCGGTCTGCTACTGTGCGTCAGTAAGACATTCTCAGCGAACGGCAGAGGTGTTTAATGAAAACGGCATAAAGGCGGCACACATCGACGGCTCGACCCCAAAGGCAGAGCGTGACAGCATTATCTCAGCTTTCCGCAGGGGAGATATAACTGTGCTGTGCAACGTTGACCTTATCTCGGAGGGCTTTGACGTCCCCGACTGCGAGTGTGCCATACTCCTGCGACCTACCAAGAGCCTTACTCTTTACATTCAGCAGGCTATGAGATGTATGCGGTACAGACCTAACAAAAGAGCCGTCATAATCGACCACGTTGGCAACTATGCAAGGTTTGGTATGCCTGATGACGACAGGGAGTGGAGCTTGGAGAAAAAGCCGAAAGCTCAGCATAAAAAGCAGGAGCAGAGCGACAAGGTGAAACAATGCCCCGAATGTTTCTATACTTTCTCCGCTCCTCCTTCGGGGGTGAAAGTATGCTGTCCTCACTGCGGATATGAGTTTCCCACAGCCGAGAGAAAGCTTGAAACAGACAGCAGCGTGGGGCTTGTAAAGGTGGAGGGATTCAAGCTTGATTTCAGCTCGCCTGCCGATTGTCATACCTATCCCGAACTTTTGCAGTATGCGAAAAGTCACGGCTACAAATCAGGCTGGGCGTATTATCAGGCAAGGCAAAGGGGGCTTATAGGTTGACGGAAGAACACAGGATACAAAACGAGATACGCTGTGCGGTATCGCCCTACTGCACGGTCTTTCGTGTGAACGTTGGCGAGGGCAGAACAGTTGACGGCAGATATTTCACCACAGGTGTGCCGAAAGGTTTTTCAGACCTGTTCGGCGTAAGGCATAAGGACGGCAGAGCTGTCTTTATCGAAGTTAAAACAAAGTCGGGACGAGTTCGTCCTGAGCAAAAGAAGTTCATAACAAAAATGCGTGAATGCGGAGCATTGGCAGGCATATGCCGATCAGCAGAGGACGCAGTAAATTTACTAACGGAGGAATAAAAAATGGGATTTAAGTCAAATCAATCAGAGGCATTTCAGAACGGATTAAAGCCTGAGGGCGATTACGAGTGCATCATAACCGCTATCGAGGAACGCACAACAAAGAAAGGCTCGGTGGGTCTTAACTTCACTCTTGTCATCAGAAATGACGTGCAGGGACAGAAATACGGCAACTCCTGCCTGTTTCACACCATATGGAAAAAGCACGAGCCTAACGAGAACGATATGCAGGTAGAGGGCTACAACTTTGCTCAGCTTATGGCAATGGGCAAGGCGGCTAAGCTCCCTGACGGCAAGGAGTATGACAGCCTTAAAGCATACTGCACCGACCTGCTGAACAAGTGCATAAGGGTAGATCTCACACACGAGGAATGGAACGGCAAGGAGCAGGAACGCATTAATTTTGTCAACCCTACAAAGTATCCTGAGTGCAAGCATAAGTTCAAATCCTCTGCACCGAAGGCGGACAGCTTTGCGGCTAAGCAGACGGGCTTTGCAACGCCTAAGACAAATACGCAGGCTGACAGCGCCATAGGCTCCCTTGAAGATTTTGAGGACGTGCTTACAGATGACGGCGTGCCGTTCTGATTTCTGAGAAAAGCGAAAAGTCATAGTGCTTTTGCATAAAAACGCAGATGATATTTTGTGCAAACAAATGATTTATCTTTTAATTTGGCAACATTTCTGCAATTGTTGCATTTTTAATGCAACTTTTTGGACGTTTTTCGGGGATAAGTGAAAGGCTTTGACTTTTCAAAATTTATGTTAGGAGTTGGATATATGTACGAACAAATACCGCAGGAGCTTAAAGCCCTGCCAAACTGGATATGCTGGGACGCTGTGCCAGATGAAAAGAGAGGGAAGATAAAGAAAGTGCCGATAAACGCACTTACTGGCGGAGGGGCTATGTCAAATAACCCCTCTACCTGGTGCGATTTCGATACGGCTGTGAGAGCCTCAGAAAAACATTCGGGCATAGGATTTATGTTCGGTGGCTGTCCATATTTCGGTGTTGACATTGACGGCAAAGAGGAGGAGCTTGAGGCATACCAAAGGGGAGAGAACGGCAACATCATATCCGAATTTATCTCCACCCTGCAAAGCTATACTGAAATATCTCAATCGGGCAAGGGCATACATATCATATGCAGAGGAACGCTCCCAAAGCGTGGCAGACGTAAAGGCCCAGTTGAGATGTATGAGGACGGCAGATTTTTTGTTATGACAGGCAACTCCTGCTCAGAATATGAGGGCATCGCAGAGTGTTCCGACAGCATAAAGCCATTGCACGAAAAGTATATAGGAGGCGGTCACGAGCCTGTGGCAAAGGCTGTTCCTGCTGTCAGACTTGACACCGCAGACCAGATAATCAAAGCGGCGGCAGGAGCAAAGAACGGCGGAAAGTTCGTGTCGCTCTACAGTGGAAGAACCGCAGGATATACCTCTCAGTCTGAGGCTGATATGGCGTTCTGCTCAATGCTTGCCTTCTGGACAGGCTGTGACGCAGAGAAAATGGATGTGATATTCCGCTCCTCAGGTCTTATGCGTGAAAAGTGGGACAGAGCGCAAAGCGGTTCGACCTACGGCGCACTCACGATCCAGAAAGCCATTGCAGATTGCGACAAGACCTATTCGCCAAAGTTCGCAGGGGGATTTTCTCTTAATTTCAAGTCGCCCTCTGAGCCTGTTTCTGTGGGCGCTGTGGAGCAGGAAGAAGCCAAGCCAAGACTTTATTCATTTGACGATACAGGCAACGCAGAACGCTTTGTTGACCTCTTCGGCGAGCAGGTGAGATACTGTTATACAGACAAACGCTGGCTTTGGTATGACGGCAGAAAGTGGTGTACCGATATGACAGGCACAGTTAAACGCCTTGCAGATAAGGCTGTGGCTTGTATGGCGACAGAGGCAAAGGTGTACGCTCAGCTTGACGCAGACGAGGGAACGGATATGGCGAAAGCTTTTGAAAAGCATATGAAGTCCTGCCGTTCTAACAAATCAAAGAACGCAATGCTAAGCGAGGTCATGCACCACGTTCCTGTTCTGCCGGCTCAGATGGACAGATTTAAAACTGTTCTCAATACACCTGGGGGAGTTATCGACCTGCGAAGCGGCGGCATATCTCCTCACGACCCTATGACATATCTGACGAAAATGACAGCCGTTGAGTATTCAGAGAATGCCGATTGCCCTCGCTGGCTTGCCTTTCTTGACGACATTTTCAGAGGGGATAAAGACCTTATCAGATACGTTCAGAAAGCTGTGGGATATTCCCTGACTGGCTCGACCACCGAGCAATGTGCGTTCTTTCTTTACGGGACAGGACGAAACGGCAAGTCAACTTTCATTGATATCATAAGGGATATTTTCGGGGACTATGCGGCAAATATCCAGCCTGAAACTATTATGGTGCGCAGTAATCAGAGCACCGCCATAAACAGCGATATTGCAAGGCTCAAAGGTGCAAGGCTCGTGACAAGCGTTGAGCCTAACGAGGGCGTTCGTATCAACGAGGGTCTGCTCAAACAGCTTACAGGCGATGATACTGTTACCGCAAGAAAGCTTTACGGCGACGAGTTCGAGTTCAAGCCTGAGTTCAAGCTTTGGATGGCGACAAACCATAAGCCTGTCATCAGAGGAACGGATACGGGCATATGGCGAAGGATACATATGATACCGTTCACTGTGCAGATACCCGAAGAAAAGATAGACCGCAGGCTGAAATACAAGCTGTCTGCGGAGCTTACGGGCATATTCCGCTGGGCAGTTGAGGGCTGTCTGCTGTGGCAGAAAGAGGGGCTTAAAATGCCTCGTGCCGTCCTTGAAGAAGTGAGGGAGTACCGCCGTGAAATGGACGTTATCTCTGCATTTGTCGAGGATAAGTGTACTGTTGGCAAGGGTCTGAGCGTTAAGTCAAGTCAGCTTTTTGCGGCATATCTTAACTGGGCTGAGCAGAACAATGAATATCGTATGAGTTCAACAAAGTTCGGTATGGAGCTTGCAAAACGCTTTGAGAAAGTAAGAACAAGGGGCGGTATATACTTCAATGGACTGTCACTTGATAATGTGTAAGTAATTGTAAGTGTGTAGGGTTGTGTAGGGTTGAAGGGTTTTTCTAACCTTTCGCATAAGAAAATAAAAAGAATATATATAAAGAAAAGAGTTCTTTAAAAAGGGTGCAAACCCTTCACAACCCTTCACAGAGGGGGTACCAACTATAAAGATAGATTTCAAAAGAATGTCACAAGAAGAGTTCGCACGATATGAAGATATGGCAATAGACGGCAGGCTCATCTATGACGAGTATCCTGCTGAGGAATATAAGTATTTCTCACAGTTATCAAGACTTGGCTACAAGAACAGGCATGAGGGGTGGTCAAAAGAGATATGTGAGGACAAGCAGGCGGAATACAAGCGGGAATATCTTCATAGCAAAGAGCGAAACGGCAGGTTCTTCAGACAAGCCTGCATAATGCAGGAGAATATCCGCAGAGGGCAGACAACAGTCTGGAAGATAAACAAAACGCAGGACGGGGAAGAAAAGCTCACATACGCATTGCAGGCACTGGAGCTGATACTCTGCGACGAGGGACTTGCGAAACATAACGATGTAACCATACCTGAATATGCAGGCTGTGAATACTGCAATGGAGTGACAGAGTGGAGCGAAAAGCTTGGTGCAGACGGCAAGGAAGTCCGCTTTGAGTTCTGTCCTGTTTGCGGAAGAATGATCGAGGAGGGATAGAGGTTGACAGCAGAAGAATATTTGAACAAGCTGGTGGATATAGACAAGCGTATATCGGCGATAAGGCGTGCCATAGAAAAATGCTATGCAAGGGCTGAGAGTACATCGCCGCAAAGCTCCGATATACCGCCCAGCTTTGCAGGAGGCACGTCAAGAAAGATAGAAGACAGCGTTGTGATGATAGCGGACTATAAGACGGAGCTTGAAAAGCTTTGCAAAAGTTACGAACAGATGTCATACAATGTATTGTGTATCACGGACAGTATGCCTGACAGCAGACTTGCGGCGTTGATAATCAACAAATACATAAACGGATTGTCATGGGAACGAACAGCTGAGGCTCTTGACCGTGAGGCAAATTATACTCGCAAGGTGCTTGGTCCGAATGCGATAAAAATGTTCAAGAAATTTTATCAGACACCCGAAAAAGCCCTTGTATCACCCCTGTCAAGAGAGTATAATGATAATATGCCATAACGGCAAAAGTTTCTTTGCGGACCTCCATAAAAAAGTCCGACGGGGCGAAAGCCCCGTTTGCAGGTCGAGAGCGTGCCAGCTCAACATCTGCTCCACCATTTACAAAACTCCTTATAATATTTTTCACAAGGGCGGCTGCATTTTGCGGTCGCTTTTGCGTTGCGTCGTAAAAAGTTCATAAATGTCGAATTTTTGATATACTGCATAAAAAATACAAATGCTATTTATGCAGTATATAGAAATTCGGTGCATTTCGTTGATTTTCGCTCTGATTAGTGATATTATTTAAGAAATATTATTATGAGGAGTGATTGTACTTGGTAGTCAAATTTAATGGTAATAAACCGTTTAAAATGGAGGAACATCAAAGCAATAAACTTACTACAAAATGTTTTTTATGTGGACAACAGGCAAAAAGCCGAATATTTTATGATGGATTTGAGAATGGAAATTGCATATGTTGTAATTGCGAAGATCAGCTAAAAGGAATGTTTAAAGATTATTTATTAGCAGAATCAAACTTCAACAAAACAGCACTTGAAGAATTAGTGGAAGGATTACGCAATGAAACTATAACGCAGTTAGATAGTCAAATTCATAAAGAAGGCTATAAATATGCCCAAGAGGTTAGCATTGTAGATGATTTTGATGATACATTAACCCTTCAAGAAGTTCAACAGAATAATATATTTTATTCGATAAAATATCAATTTTGTTATGACAAAATGATAAATTATATGAAGAATAAATATAATGAAGACCCTTATATAGTCAGATTTTTTGAAACTACGGATTACTATGACCCTGAGGGTTTGTATAGAAGAGATACAAATGCTATATGTGGCATTGCAAAAATATATAATAACGGAACCACGGTTATTTTTGGCGATTTAAAAGTTGTTTTGGATAGATCGAAATATAACCAATAAAATTAATAATATTGAGTGTTCAAAGCCCCACTAAATCGGGGCTTTTTTCATACCATAAAGAAAGGACGGTGCCCTCATGACAGCACGGCAAAAGAAATTTGCAGAATACTATGCTCAGAGCGGCAACACCGTTCAGAGTGCTATAAAGGCAGGATACAGTGAGAAGTATGCGAAAGCTGACGCCTGCAAAATCCTAGATAATCCTAGTGTTGCGGAGTATATCCGTATGCTGTCCGAGAAAGCTCAGGACGAGCGTATAATGACCGCAAAGGAGAGGCAGGCACTCTTGTCAGATATCGCAAAGGACGGCAAGAATGACCCTGCTGACCGTATCAGAGCCGTCGATACCCTCAATAAAATGACAGGAGAGTATGTGGCTAAGATACAGGCGGAGGTCAAGACCTCTGAAAAGCTTTCAGACGTTTTCGCTCAGATAGGCGGTGAGGGGCTTGGCGAGTAAGTTTCCCCTGTCGCAGAAGTATATGGACTTCATCAACAGCGTTCGGAGTGTGTCTGCGGACTTCCTTGAGGGGACTACCGCAAGCGGCAAAACAACTGTGGGCGCAGGCATAAAGTTCATGCGTATGGTGTCAGCAAGCAGGAAAAAGCTTCACGTCATTGCCGCTAAGACTACGGGAAAGGCTGAGGAAACTATCATTCAGCAGGATAACGGCATTCTTGACCTGCACACCAATGCTCGGTACTTCGGCAACGGCGATAAGGACTACAAACTGCCGCATATCAAGTTTGAGGGCAAGATAATCTATGTTCTGGGATATGACAACAAGGATAAGTGGGAAATGGTGCTGGGCGCTCAGTTCGGCTGCGTTTATATCGACGAGATAAATACCGCTGATATCGAGTTTGTCCGTGAGATGTCAACCCGTAACGATTACCTTATGGCGACCCTCAACCCTGACGACCCCTCTCTGCCTGTGTATAAAGAGTTTGTAAACCGCTCACGTCCGTATCAGAAATACGCCTGTGACGTGCCTGCGGAGATAATGAAAGAGCTTACAGAAGAACCTGTACCCAATTGGCGGTACTGGTTCTTTACTTTTCGTGATAATCTTTCACTTACTGATGAGGATATCAAACGGAAAATGGCTGCCGCTCCGAAAGGCACAAAGCTGTATAAGAACAAGATACTCGGTCTGAGAGGACGTGCAACAGGGCTTGTGTTTGACCTGCAAAAGCGAAATATCTTGACAGCAGAGCAGGCGAAAGCTTTCAATTATGTGTACTTCTCAGCCGGGCTTGACACCGCTTACTCGCAATCCTCACCTGATACCATAGCGTTCACCTTTGTGGGCATAACGGCTGACAGAAAGTGCGTTACCCTTGATGAGGAAGTGTATAACAATCGTGACAGGCAAGTACCGCTCACGCCCTCCGACATACCGAAAATATTCACGGCGTTCTTGGAGAAAAACCGTAGGACGTGGGGCTTTGCACGAGATGTATATATTGACAGTGCAGATCAGGCGACCATACTTGAATGTCAGAAGTTCGGACGGCTCACAGGCAGCATATATAACTTTATCCCAGCATTCAAGAAAACGAAAATAATCGACCGAATACACTTGCAGTCAGCTTGGCTGGCGGCAGGTGATTTTTATATCCTTGAGCATTGCAAGGAGTACGCAGGCGAGCTTAACATATACAGTTGGAAAGAGGATAAGTCTGAGCCGGAGGACGGCAACGACCACCTTATCAATTCCTGTCAGTATGCTTGGCTGCCGTATCGTGACAAGATAGGAAGTGTGAAGATTGACTAAATTCAGTATAGGAAGCAAGGTGAAAAATATGATAAGAAACTGGCTTGATATCCAGCCTGCACCCGAATACAGTATAACTATCACAGAGAAAACAGGTTTTATGACCGATGTGATAAGGTCACAGCTTTGGTATCGTGGTGACGCCGCAGAGCTTTCACAGTTCTTTCGTCAGCTTAACTTAGGCACAAATTCATTCTGGAGCAGCGTCCCTGAGAAAGAAAAGATACGCAAGATACATAGCGGTCTGCCTGCAATAATCGCCGATACGCTTTCATACATTGTCTATTCTGATATGGACGATATCAAGGTCACAGGGGACAAAGCAAAGGCTGACTTTGATAATATTTCCGAGCATATAGACTTCACAGAGCTGACAGGCAAGGCGATAGTTACCGCACTTGTTGACGGCGACGGAGCTTTCAAAATATCGGTGGATACTGAGCTTTCTGATACGCCAATAGTCGAGTTTATCGGCGCTGACAAAGTGGAGTATAACTTTGTACGAGGTCTGCTGAACGAGGTCGTTTTTCATTCTGTACATTATGCAGGCACAAAGAAATTTCACCTTGAAGAGCATTACGGCAAGGGATACATAGAAAGCCGTCTGTATGACGATAACGGTCACGAGGTCGGCTTGGACAACGTGCCTTGCCTTGCACAGATACCGCCCCGAACTGAGTTTGAGGGCGACTATATAATGGCTGTGCCACTGAAATTCTTTTCATCACGAAAGTACCCGAATAGGGGCAAGAGCATTTTTGACGGCGGTAAGTCTGATTGCTTTGACGCTTTGGACGAGGTGATCTCACAATGGTGGGACGCTATCAGAGCAGGCAGGGTAAAGCAGTATATCCCCGAAAGCATGATACCTAGAGATCCTGCAAGCGGTAAGCTTAAAGCACCTAACCAGTTCGGCAACAGTTACATAAGTATTGACCCACCGCTTTCGGCAGAGGGTGCAGCGCCTAAGATAGAAGTAGTTCAGCCTGATATCAAGTATGAAGCGTTTGTGGCAAGCTATACGAATTGCCTGCTTATGTGTCTGCAAGGGCTTGTATCTCCTGCCACGCTTGGCATAGATGTGGGTAAGATGTCAAGTGCGGACGCTCAACGAGAGAAGAAAGACGTCACAGGCAACACCAGAAACACTATCACAACGGCTCTTGAAAAGGCTCTGCCGCAGCTTGTTTCTGCGGTGCTTATGACCTATGACAATATGCAGGGCAAAGCCCCTGAGACTTATGAGGTGACAGTTGACTTTGACGAGTACGGTGCACCTGACTTTGACAGCAGAGTTGAAACTGTGGGCAAGGCAAGCACGTATGGTATTATGTCAGTTGAAACGCAGGTGGAGGAGCTGTGGGGCAGTTCTAAAGAGGACGATTGGAAAGCCGCAGAGGTCAAGCGGATAATGCAGGAAAAGGGGCTTACTGAGGGTGAGCCTACTGCGGTAGGTGATGAGTACGCTTAATTTTAAGGACATAGCCAAAATATTTGAGGAGATAGAGCTAAGGCTCATATCTTCGCTGAAACGCAATCTCAAAAGGCACAAGGCGGAGGAACAGCGTTACGGCTTTGAATGGTCTGCTTGGCAGGCTGAGAAACTGAAAAATATGGAGAACTTCCACCGTGAAAACCTCGACATTATGAACGAGTACGTTGAGGTTATCGACGATCAGACAAGACAGCTTATGACGGAGCAGTTTCAAGAGGGTCAGCAGCAGGCACAAAGGAGCGCCCAGGAGCTTTCTGACGAGCCTATAACACCTATCCCCGACAAGCATTTCTTTGGCGTGAACGAAAAGAAAATGGCAAAGCTTATGGAAGACGTCACCACCCTTGAAAAGACCGCTGAAACAGCCGCTCTGCGAATGACAGACGATATTTACAGGCAGACTTTGAATAGGGTACAGCTTGCAATGGGAACAGGCTCTATGACGCTTAACGAGGCTATTGACCTTGCCACAAGGGACTTCCTCGACAAGGGCATAAACTGTATCGTGTACGCTGACGGCAAGCGAGTGAACATTACCGACTATGTGCGAATGGCTCTTAGGACAACTTCCACAAGGGCAGCGTTGCAGGGTGCGGCGAAACGCTTTGCAGAGCTTGGGTATGATACTGTGCTTGTGTCGCAGTATGGCGGCTGTTCAAAGACCTGTGAGCCTTGGCAAGGTCAAGTATACATTGATGATGTATTCACGGTATGGGAGGGCGAAAAGGACGAGTTTCAAGGCAAGTCAAATTACTGTGGTGAGTGGTTTTGGCTGCTGTCATACGCCGTAAAGAATGGGCTTTTCCACCCGAATTGCCGTCACACAATGACGCAGTATATACACGGCAGAACGCAGATACCTGAGCCGATACCGGCGGAGAAGATAAAAGAGCAGCGAGAGCTTGAGCAGAAACAGCGTGCAATGGAGCGGAAAGTCCGCAAGCTAAAACGCTTTGCGGCAGGCACTCTCGACCCCGACACAGCAAAAGCCTACCGCAAGAAAGTAAGGCAGGCACAGCAGGAATTGAAAGCCTTTATAAACGCTAACAGCGAAGTTCTGCGGAGGGATTATTCTAGGGAAAAAGTGTATGGCGGCTTGACAGAAAAGGAAAAAGATGATAAAATTGAATTAACAACATCTAACGGAATTGGTGTAACGAAATTTTCAAAACATATGGAAGAGCGAGCTTCCGAAAGAAAGGTTTCTGTAAATGATATAAAAGATGCACTTATAAACCCGCTGTATATTGATGAAATTAAAATTGATAGTTTGGGCAGACCAAGCCAACGATTTATTGGTGAGAAAGCAACTGTTAATGTAAATCCCCAAACTGGAACTATCGCAACTATATGGAAAACAGGCAAGAACAAAATCAACAAGTACAAAAGGAAGTGATTATAATGTCAGAAAAACAAAAAGAGTTTCTTGTTTCTATTGGTATTGACCCAAATGATGAACTTGATGTCATAGAAGATAAAGTTGGTGATTACCTGACTTTGAACTGTTTGGATGAAAATTATAATCCAAATGAAGAAGGCTTGATGTGCGAAAGTATTTTGGATTATATCGGTCAGTTATAAATCTAACCGCTCCGCTACGGCGAGGCGGTATTTTTATACCCAAAATCAGAAAGGAAGAATAATATGGGACTAAGCATAAAAGATGTCTATATTTTATGCCGAGCAAAAAGAGAAATCGCAGAAATTGAAATGAAAATTGGCAAGCAGGCAGATGATAATAGCGAGTATATCAACGCTCTTATACGCTGTGAGAACGCATTGACTTTTGTTTTAGCCAACAAAGAAAAAATAGTCAATTAGTAAACATCGGAACTAAGCACCTTAACGGGTGCTTTTTTCATACACAAATTCAAGAAAGCGAGGTCAGAAAATGGACGAGAAAAAGAAACTCCCTGATGAGGAAGAGAAGAAAACTCCCGACACTCACGAGGAGAAAAAGGACGAGCCAAAGGCTGAGGAAAAGCCTGCGGACAAGGCAGATGAGAACTCTGCCGACAAGGAACAGCCTGCGGTGGACGATAGTCAGGCTGACGAGAACGGTGAGGGTGCTGATAAGCCTGCGGAAGATAAGCAGGAACAGCCAAGCGAGGATAAGTCCGACAAGCAGGACAATGCCGAGAACGCACCTGACGAAAAAGATCAGGAGATACTCAGGCTCAAAACTCAGATAGCCGCTATGCAGCTTGGTATCAAGCCCGACTGTATCGATGACGCCGTTGCGGTGGCTGAAAGCTATGTGAGAAACGGCAGTCAGCAGGATATCAACGCCGCCCTTTCTGCGGTGGTGAAGAAGTATCCGGATATGAAAAGCGAGGGTGGCAAAAAGTCCGACGGCAAAAAGCAGGGCGGTTTCAAGGTCGGTGCAGGATCTTCGGATACTGATGAAAAGAAGCCACAGAGCAAACCAACAGCGCAGAAACGTTGGAACAAATTCAAGTAAAAACAGGAGGAATGAATCATGCCAAATCTTAATTACGCAGAAGTATGGAACCCCGAACTCTTGGAGATAAGGATCCAGGAAACACTGTCAAGTCCGTTCATCACACAGAACGTTAGGTGGCTTGACGCAAAGACTTTCCACTTCACACAGATGTCAACATCAGGCTACAAGAGCCACAACAGAAACGGCGGCTGGAACACAGGTAAGTATGTTCAGACGGACGTGCCTTTCACACTCACACACGACCGTGATGTTGAGTTTCTTGTGGATAAGGCTGACGTTGACGAAACGAACTCATCAGCGTCTATCAAAAACATCTCAGAGGTATTTGAGAAAACACAGTCTGCTCCCGAAACGGACGCTCTGTTCTTCTCAAAGACAGCTCAGAGAGCGGCAGAGCTTGAGGGCTATCACTCATCAACAGCCGCTTCATCATACACAAAGGGTAACGTGTTCGACAAGCTCAAAGGCTTTCTTTCATCAGGCAAGCTGAGAAGATATAAGTCTAATGGCTCGCTCATTATGTATGTGACTTCCACAATTATGGACCTGCTGGAGCAGTCTGACAAGTTCACGAGAAAGATAGAAATGACGCAGATCGCAGAGGGAGGACTTGGTCTTAGAACAAGAGTGACCGACATTGACGGAGTGCCTATCATGGAGGTCATTGATGATGAGCGTTTCTATGACCGCTTCAACTTTGACCCTGAGGACGGCGGCTTTGAGCCTTGCGCTGCAAGCTATGTAAAGACCGCTGATACCGATATCGTGAGCGGCAAGGAGTATTACACCGAATCAAGCGGCTCTTACACTAAGGTATCAGACACACCGAGCAAGTCTGCACTTGATACATACTATGAAAAGGTCGCAGGCTCACACAAGATAAACGTGCTTATCGCAACACCTGAGACCACAAAGATAGTACCTAAGATCAACAGCATTTACAGCTTTGCTCCGGGTGGACACACAGAGGGTGACGGCTGGCTCTATCAGAACAGAGCGTTCTCAGATGTTTTCACTTTCCCAAACGGCAAGGACGGAAAGATAGACAGCATTTACGCTGACGTTGACACAGCAGAGTACAGCGAGTAAGGGGTGAGGGATATGTACCTCACCTCTACTGAGTTTTGCAATATCTGTCCTGAGTGTGATATCTCCGAAGAACAGTTCTCGGCTATTCGGCAAAGAGCTGAAAGCGATATCGACACGCTGACTTTCAACCGCATAACAGCAGAGGGCATTGACAGCTTCACAGACTTTCAGAGAGAGCGTATAAAGCGTTCCACAGCATTGCAGATGAAATTTATCTATGACAATTCGGAGCTGTTAGAAAGTCCTCTGAGCGCTTACAGCATAAGCGGAGTTTCAATGTCATTCGATAAGTCAAAGGTGGTATCTCTTGACGGCGTTATCACAACACGTCAGGTCTACAATGCGCTTATGCAGACAGGACTATGTTACAGGGGGCTGATGTGATGAAGTTTCCTCAGCTTGTACCTGAAAGGGTATGCAAAACGCCCTGCAAGGTCTATCGAACGGACGGACTTAATCGTGACGGCTCAAAGAAGCAGACGGTCATATTTGAGGGCAAATGCTTTCACTCTGAGAAGTCAAGGCAGAAATTATCCGCAGAGAAACAGCTTATAACCTTGTCAGGCGAGGCTCTTTTCTGCGGAGATATCGCCCCTGATAACGCTGTTATAGAGGGCTATGCGGTCATAGGCGGCAGGACGTACAAGATATATGGCTCTGAGAAAGCCAAAGACCCTGACGGCAGGGTGAATTACACAAGATTGGAGCTGATATAATGGGCATTGAAATAAAGCTTGATATGCAGGCAATAAAGGCTATCGAAGACGCTGCTGTGAAGTCTGCTGAGGTGGCTATGGAGCAGGTGAGGACAGACCTTGTAAGTGCTCAGACAATGCCGTTCGATACAGGCGATATGCAGGATAATCAGACCTTTGTCCACGCTGACGAAAGCGGTGCAAGTCTTGTGACAGGCTCTCCGCAGGCAAGACGTTTGTACTATCACCCTGAGTATCATTTTCAGAAAGGCAATAACCCTAATGCAGGTGCGGCTTGGCTTGAGCCATATATCACAGGCAGTAAAAAGGACCTTGCCAAGAATGAGTTTGTGGCAGAGTTCAAAAAGAGGACAGGCGTATGACTTTACTTAACATAGCGGATATGCTGAGCGATATCCTTGACTTGCAGGACGTGTATGCAGGCGCTATTGACGGCAACCTTGATAAGTGTATAGGCGTGTACAACGCAAAGACCTCAAAGCCACAGCGTATCTGCATAGGCGGAAAAGCCTGCACAAAAACACTTGAAAAACATATCTCGGTGCTTATTCATTGGACTGATACTCCCACGCAGGCAGAGATAAAGGCTCAAAGCGTTCTTGATATCCTATCCGATATCCGTCAGCATAAGGGTGACGGCTTTATGGTAAAGTATCTCGAATGCGAAGAGCCTGTTTCTGTTGGCAGGGACGAGCGAGGCGTGTGTGAATATGTTATCGAGGCAACAGTATATTACGAAAGGAATGAATGAGTATGGCAAACACAACAGGAGTTTATCCCGTATATGAAAACCAGTTCAAGATAGACAAGACAGGCGGCGACGGCTCGACAGAGAGCAATCTTGTGACTATTGCCGATATGGAGAGCTTTTCAGTATCCATTGACGGCAATATCGAGGAGTGGAAGCCTTTTGATCAGCAGGGGTGGACAAGACGTTTGCTCACTGGTAAGTCTATCACTATCAGTATCTCAGGCAAGAGAAACGTCGGTGACGCAGGCAATGACTACATCGAGAGCCTTGCACTCAAAACAGGTGCTGCGGCGACCACAACCCTTGTGTGGAACTTTCCAAGCGGAGCAAAGCTTGTTATCAAGGGCGTTGTCAGCGTAACAGAATGGGGTGGCGGAGATTCGACAGCAGTTGCGCCGCTTGCGTTCGACTTTGCTTCCGACGGCAAGCCTGAGTTTACTGAGGCGGCAGCGTAAGAACACAGACAAAACAGGGGAGCGTTCAAAGCGCTCTCCTAATTTTATATATCAGAAAGGATAATAACTATGGCAAAGATGTATACACTCGACAGCAAGCTTCTTACAGGTACACCTGAGATAAGAGTAGGCGACAAGGTCTACCCTGTGGACGACAGGCAGAAAACTGTCAAGAAGATACTTGACATCTGCGACAAGAACGCTGAAAAGAAAGATCTTGATATGATAGACGAGGTTTTCAAGCTTGCGTTCGCACCAAAGGACTACAAGGAGATAGAGGCAATGAATATGCCTTGGGCGGCATATCAGCAGCTTTTCACTCTTGTTATCTCAGCGGTAACAGGCGAGGACGCAGAAAAGACAGAGGCTCGATTTCCGCAGGAAAACGCAGAGTAAGTTTGAAGAAAGCTGGTACGATCTTGACTATGACCGAGAGCTTATCATACAATCCATTGAAAAGCAGTACAATATCCTGCCCTCAGAGCAGGAAAATCTGCATTACAGCGATTGGTATAGGCTCGTTGCAGGGCTTATGCACGATACGCCGCTGGGTCAGATCGTTCGTATCAGGAGCGAGGACAACAAGGACATCATAAAGAATTTCGACAGGTATGAAAAGCAGATACGCTCAGAGTGGACGGCGTTCAGAAGTCAGAAAGCAAGAGAAACGTTCACAGAGCAGGACAAGCTTGAAACTGCGAAATACTTTGAAAGGCTGTTCAAGGGAATGTTCGGAAAGGCAGGTGATAAGTAATGGCAGACGGAGCAAGCGTTGGTGTTATATCTCTTGACCTTGTGATAAAAAACAAGGTGCAGGAGCAGCTTGACAAGATATCTGCAAGCATACAGAACGGCTTTTCAAAGCCAGTAGAGCAGGCAGAGAAAGCTGTTGAGAACGCTATGGATAAGACCGCTAAAGCCATAGACGAGGGCTTTGGCAGTGCGTCGGAGATCGCTCAGAAGAGTATGCAGGAGGCTACTGCAAAGGTGGTGTCTGAAATTGATAAAGCCAATGAGCATATAAAAAACACCACCGATCAAATCGAAAACATCAAGCCTAAAGTTGTGCAGATACATTACAATCCTGAGTATGACCCTGATAAGATAGAGGCTGAGGTTGATGATATCGCTCAGCAAATTACGGCAAAAGCTGACGAGGCGGCTAAAACAGCGACAGAGAGCTTTGGTGATTTTGAAATACCTGAAAGTGAATTTGAAAGGCTTAATCTCCAACTCGAAAATGCAACAGAAAAAATGAGCCTGTTGCAGGCTAAGTATAAAGAGCTACAAGCTGCTCTTGCAAACGCTAGTTCAGACGAAGAAGCTGCAAAGATAGTTTCAGAACTTAATGGCGTTGAAAGTAAGCTTATAAGTCAGCAGGGAGTTATAGATAAAACTCAAACAAAACTTAGCGAATATGAGGAAACATTTAGCAACTGCGGAAAAACAGGGACAACTGCTATTGAGAAACTAAAAAAAGTCGCTTCATTTGCAGGCAAAACCATAAAGACTACACTTGTGGGAGCTTTCAAGACAATGCGTTCGGCAGGCTCGAAGGCTGTTGACGCAGTTAAATCCAAATTCAGCAGGCTTAAAACAACTATCGACAGCACTTCAAAACCGCTGAGCAAGTTTACACATTCGCTCAAATCTGCGGCAAAAAGAGTGTTCTTAATGGCAGGCGTGCTTGTTTTGCTGAAAGGAATACGTTCCGCTGTTGCAAACGCTGTTTCAGGCAACGAAGAATTTGCCAAGTCCTTAAACGAAATAAAAGCAAACCTCACCATAGCTTTCACACCGATAATGAACACAGTAATGCCGTATCTCAATACGCTTATGACGGGCGTAGCGACGGCGACAAAAACTGTGGCGGCGTTTATCTCTGAGCTTTTCGGCACCACCTATCAGAAGTCCTTGCAGGCGACAAAGCAGGCTCAGAAGTCAGCGGAGAAGATAAAGAAAACTCAGGACACTTACCTTGCAGACTTTGACGTTGTAAGAGTTGCACCGGATCAGAGCAAGTCCGATACAGACAGTTCAGAGGGCGGCATTGATTACTCAGCCATAAACGGCGACAACGTTCAGCTTCCAGATTGGGCGGAGCGTATGAAAGACGCCATTAAGTCGGGCGATTGGGCAGGAGTTGGCTCTCTTGTGGCTGAAAAGGTCAACGGAGCTTTCGCATACATCAACTGGGACGGTATTCAGAAAAAGCTGAATAGCTTTGTGGATAAGCTTACAGACGGTCTGAACAGCGTTATAAACGGCGTTGATTGGACAGGACTTGGTGACAGCTTCGGCGGAGGCATAAACACAATTTTTGGCGCAGGATACCGCTTTATGAAGAAGTTCGATTGGGCAGGCTTCGGCAAGGGTACGGCTAATTTTCTTAACGGCGGTATAAAGAAAACGAATTGGTCGCTTATCGGCAAGACCCTTGCTTCAAAATGGCAAGCTATCATCGACTATCTTTATTCGTTCGTTACCACCTTTGATTGGTCGGGCTTTGGCTCGTCCATAGGCACTTCTGTGAACGGCTGGTTTGATGAGATTGATTGGGGCAAGGCAGGAACGACTATCTCTGAGGGCGTGAAAGGTCTGCTTGATACGGCAATAAACTTCCTGCAAACTGTAAACTGGCAGGGCATAGGCGAAAAGCTGTGGACGTTCATTTCTACAATAGATTGGAGCGGTATTGCCACAAAGCTTTTCAAGGCCATAGGCTCAGCTATAGGCGGTGCGGTATCGGTGCTGTGGGGCTTTATCAAGGACGCTGTTTTCAGTATCCGTGACTACTTTACAGAGAAGATACAGGACTGTGGTGGTAATATCGTTGAGGGGCTTTTCACAGGTATTGTTGACGCTTTCAAGGGCATAGGCACTTGGCTTTATGACCATGTTCTTACACCATTTATTGAGGGCTTCAAGAACTGTTTTGGTATTCACAGCCCTAGTAAGGTCATGGCTGAAATGGGCGGATATATCATACAAGGTCTGTATAATGCCGTATCTGAGGGTATTGCAAAGATAAAGGAGATCTTCACAAAGCTTCTTAACGCTGTCAAGGGCGTTTTCAAAGGCATAGGCAAGTGGTTCAAAAAGACCTTTTCAGACGCTTTCGGAGGCGTAAAGACCATTCTCAACGGCATTATAATGTTCGTAAAAGGCATTTTCACAGGTAGCTGGAAGAAGGCTTGGCAGGGTGTAAAGAAGATCTTTAAAGGCGTGTGGGATACGCTTTACAGCGTTGTGAAAGCACCTATAAACCTAATTATCGGTGCAGTAAACAAAATGACCAGTGCTATTGAAAGTGCGGTCAACTGGATAATCGACGGCATTAACAGCCTGAGTTTTGATGTGCCTGATTGGGTGCCTGGCATAGGCGGAGAAACCTTCGGCTTTGATCTTGATACAATAAGCATACCTGAGATACCAAAGCTTGCCACGGGCGGACTTGCGACAGCACCGACCCTTGCAATGGTGGGCGATAACAGGAACGCAAAGGCAGACCCGGAGGTGATCTCACCTCTGAGCAAACTGCAAGGTATGCTTGATAACGGCAAGCTTGACGAGGTGTTAAGGGTGCTGAACGCTATACTTGATTGGCTGAAAGCTTATGACCCTGTGTTCTTCGGAACAGTTGACAGCAAGGTGCTTTTCAAGTGTATGCAGGACAGCAACAATCAGTATAAACGTAAGACGGGAGTGAATGCATTTTGACAGGAACATTGCTAAAGATAAATGGCGTGTGGGTGACAGACCCTGACCCTGATAGCTGGAGTCCTGTAAACTGTTACGAATGGACGGCAGGTTCAGGACGAGTGAATACAACAGGTCTGTTTGTGGGTGCAAGAAAGTTCTGCAAATACAAACTGCCCTGCAAGTGGACAATGCTTCCTGTCGCAGATTCAGCCGAGATACAATCCCTTATCGAGGACGGACCCGATTTTGCAGAGCTGGAGTTTTGGCACAATGGCAAGTATTATTCTATATCCGCCAACGCAAGCGACTATGTACCGCAGGGGCTTGTCAGACTTGACGGTGGTGAGTATTACAAGAGCTGTACTGTCACATTTGCAGAACGTTAGGAGGGCATATGTACACCATAGCAAGCAATGAGATAACAAGCAGGATAGAGAATTACAAAGCCTTGTGGGGTATGTGGATAGAGGACGCTCAGAGTGAAGCACCTGTGGCATATGATGGCATTCAGAACGTTCAGACGGACATTCAATCAACATCTCTGAGTGATGATATAGAGCTTGGAGCTGTCTGTTCTCAAAGTGTGACGGCAGAGCTTGTTGACGACGGAACTAAGTATCTTGGGAATGAGTATGTTTTCAGTTTGTATATGAAAAACAGTTCGGCATTTACCACCTACTCCACCCTAGAAGCCTACACCTACGCTGAGCTTTCAAAGCTGACAGTGGAGCAGATAAGCAAGCTTGGAGAGGTGCTTGACGGAGAGAGAATACCCCTTGGGCGTTTTACCTGCGTGAAGTCGAAAAAGTCGGGCGGAAATACTGAGGTCACTTTTGCGGATAGGTTGTATTTTTCCGACAAGGTCTACAAGCCAAAAGTCGCCCTGCCTGCATGGAGCAAAGCTATCGAGGACGATATTTGCAAGCAGCTTGGACTGCAAAACGGCAACGACTACACCATCCCTGCAAAGCTGCGTACAAAGGGCGGAGCAAGGCTCTATGGTAAGGGGCATATACGCCTAAAGACCGCAAACTTCGACTTCAAAATAAGCTCTATACCCAAAGACACCACAATGCGGCAAATGCTCAGTTACATCGCCTCGGCACAAGGCGAGTTCGGCTTTGTTGACCGATACGGCAGATACGTCCGCAAATGGTACGGCTCGAGCGTGAAGATACTGGACAACAACACTATCGACCTGCCAACACTGGGAGAACGTCCGAATATCCTCGCAGGCATTGTCTGCAAGGTCAGCGACAGCGAAACTCTGCGGCTGGGCAATACCACAGGCTCGGCAGGGCGTGTGCTGGAGTTTGAAAATCCATATATGACAATGTCGCTGCTGCGGTCATTGTGGCATAGGATAGGCGGCTTTTCGTGGTATACAACGGAGCTTTTTCACCGCCTTGGCGACCCACGATTTGACGTCGGGGACGTTGTGACATACGTCAGCGACAGCGGTGAAAGCTACGATATACCAATAACTAACATAGGATTCAATTTTGACGGCGGACTTTCAGCCGATATTTCTGCGGTGGGTCTGTCGGTGGAAGAACAGCTTTAGGAGGCGAGATAATGGACGAAAATGAGATAACAACTGTGGCTGATACGCAGGCGGAGAATACTGCCGATACAGCGGACACAGGTCAGACAACGCCCACCACCGAGGAGTTTATCCAGCAGCTCACGGCGAGGGTGGCAGCTCTTGAAGAAATAGTGGGCGAGGAGGAGTATGAGCTGCGGTACTCGGGCGAACAGACGGACGAGCTTTTAGACGGCGGTACAGCGGTGTTTCGTGCAAAGACAGCGGCGCAGATAGTAAGCCTTGTGAACAGGCTCTACCCACTGTATATGCGGTGGGGGTCTTTCACGGTGAATATGAAGGTCAACGCCGACAACGGTTCCCAGTGGTCATACAATACACGCACAGGAATGATACCCTCGGGGGTCACTAAGCCTGCGGTGTTTATGGTGTGCGACTGGGGCAAAAAGCACTTCAAGTCGCAGAGTTTTCAATACAAAGTCGCAAGCAACGGCAGGGACATCGACTGGGAGGCATACCTTGAGCACACCTCTGACCAGGGCGGCACATACGCTTTCAAGGTATACTATCTCATAGTTGGCAAAAATGCGGAAGGGGGAAGTGTAGTTGGCTAGTTTCACGGAAAATCTCGGACTTAAAAAGCCCGACAGGACGGACAGGTTCAGCATCGAGGACTTCAACGGCAATATGGATATTATCGACACTATACCCGATATGGCGAGCGGACAGAGCCTTGTGGGTGTGTCAGTGGGAGAAGCGTACGGAAATATAGGTATAATAGGCATAGCGGAGGCGGTCGAAGATGAAAATATATGAGGGAACAGACGGACTAAGAGGATTAGTCAAGAAGCTTATCGAGGTCTATGACTTTAAGAAAGTTGTGTTCGAGGGCGATAATGCGAGTATTGATACACAAAATGCCACCTTTCAGCTTTGGGTAACAGATGAGCTGTTTTTAAGAGGGCAATTTTCTGATACAAATAGTAACTTTGGCTGGTGTGACTTGAGGACACAAGCATTAACTTGTCCTTGTGTAAGTACTGCACCTCGTACTGGAGATCCTAGACGTTGGGTCATTTACAAACAAAATGACCTAGTTGCTATGGGTATAGACAGTAATACCACTAGTAGACCTGGTATAAATATAATAATTGGTGAAGTAACTAACTATGAAACAGGAGAAACCGAAATAGGAATGGCCACAAGTTGTGCTGATAATAATATTCGCTTATATACAGTATTCACTGATGGGGCTACTATTAAATCTACTCCTTATAGATATTTTTGTCAGCAGAAATCGGTGACTTCACTTGCTCCTGTAGTTTCTACTGATTTAAACAAAGGTTTTACAAATGTGTATCATATACTTTCTCATATACAGGGTATATCAGATAGCTATAATAACAGTGACTATGCTGTACCTACGCAAACTATACTGCTCAATAATAAGAAATATCTGTTAAGCAGATTTGCTTTTGAGATAAAGGAGTGAGATATGACAAACATAAAAACAGCGGTTTTAGCCGCTATCGGAACTATCGGAGGCGGTATTGCCGCTCTTTTTGGAGGGTGGACAAGTGCCATGACAACACTCATCATTTTTATGGTGATAGACTATGCAACAGGCATAATAGTGGCAGGAGTATTCCACCGCTCAGGCAAGTCTAAAAGCGGAGCACTTGAAAGCAGGGCAGGCTTCAAAGGGCTGTGCCGCAAGGGTATGATACTTCTTATCCTGCTTGTGGCGTGCAGGCTTGACCTTATGCTTGGCACAGGGTACATAAAGGATTGCGTGTGCATTGCATTTGTGGTGAACGAAACGCTGTCTATAATCGAAAACGCAGGGCTTATGGGCGTACCGATACCGCAGGTACTCATAAAGGCAATAGATGTTTTAAAGGCTAAGGAGGAGAAATAATATGGGAAATTCAAAGTTGGCTTCTTGGAAGTGGTCGGGCAAGACAGATCATTACAATGTACGAGATCACAAAATCGACAAGATAACTATTCATCACATGGCAGGTAATGCAACGCTGGCAAACTGCTGTACGTCTGTACAGGCTCGTGGCGGCAGCTGTAATTACTGTATCGACAGCAGCGGCAAGGTAGGCGTAATGGTGGACGAAAAGTACAGGTCTTGGTGCAGTTCCAACCGTGCTAATGATATGCGTGCTGTGACTATCGAGGTAGCAAATGACAGCGGTGAGCCGAATTGGCACGTCAGCAAAAAGGCTATGACTGCGTTGATAAAGCTGTGTGTGGATATTTGCAAGCGTAATGGTATCAAAAAGCTCAACTACACGGGCAACACCAGCGGCAATCTTACAATGCACAAATGGTTTGAGGCGACGGGCTGTCCGGGACCATATCTCAGTGGTAAGTTCGGTTACATAGCAAAACAGGTCAACGCAAAGCTTAGCGGTACGAGTTCGATCAACAAGCACACAGCGAAGTTCAAGTCCTACAAGGTGAAGATAACTTACAAGGGCGGAATGAACGTCAGAAAGGGCGCAGGCGTGTCCTGTGCACTCGTCAAGGGTGTTATGGCAAAGTACGGCGTTATCTACACTATTGTAGCCGAAAAGGTAGTTGACGGTCAGACTTGGGGCAAGCTCAAGAGCGGTGCTGGGTGGATCTGTTTGACGGGGTTTGCTAAGAAAGTTTAGTTTTATATTGTATGAGTAAGGAAACAGCCGTCTCGGACTTTTATGGGTCTGAGGCGGCTGATTTTTTTGTTATAAGCCAATATTTTGTTTGATCATTCTGCAACCAATATCCAAATTTTCAGGGAACAATGTAGATTCGTCTATACCAAGAGATTCGAGATGACTTAAAATATCAAGTTTATCTTCCTTTGGAATTCTTATCAGCTTTTTGATTAATGTGTCTTTCTTAGATAAGCTTTTGATGTTATTAATAAAACAAAAATCTTCATTCACTACTGCAAAGGATTCTACATAATTGGAATAGACAATTTCATTAGGAAAAATCAAATAGCTTCCACTTTGAGCTTTTTGTCGAGTAGTGTACTCCGGTAATTGTGCCCATATTGGTTTATAGTGTGAATTGCAATATTCGTCAACTCCAGATGAATGCATATTTGGAGTTACCCTATAATCTAATCCATTAATTTTCATAAATTTTTCTACCGAGATTTTATAGTCAAATTTATAAAAGCTTGACAAAGCAATGGTATCTTGATCATCACCATATGACAAATTATCGTAAGAAAAAACTATAACCTCACCGTCATCTATTGAATTTCCATTATCTTTGCAGGCAAAGTAAAGCGCAACCAGCGGATTAGATGTAACGTCCAACAATCTCGTAGGAATGCCATAATGTTGAAGCCTTGAAAGTAGTTCCAAATCATTCTTTGCGGTCCCAAATATTTCGGGGTATTTGTTTTTGGCTTGTCTTATTAACTTAGATTCAAATTCTAAATACGTCTGTTTGCTATTCGGAAGATTATGACATATTGATGGAATTATACTATATTTATAATTGTTTTGCCCTCTGTATAAAAGTGTATTTTGACCTTTTACCTTATTTAATTTATGTATTATGTCTATGTACTCAGAAATGTTATTAACTATAATACGTTTTTTACTCAT